GGGTTCAATCGCGATAAAGCGATCGGTCTTTGCATTCTTCGGCACTGTCTCCGCGCGGCACGACTCTACAAGATTGAAACAATCCCGCGTTAGCGAGAAAGCTCCCTCAGGTTGTCGTCCTAATACCGCTTCTGACCAATGGAGGTCAGACGAAACCATCAACCCGGCTAAGGGCAGACAGCTTCGAGAGACAGTGAAAGGCAGCAATGCCATTTTATGGTCCACTTGGGCCTTGCGTCGTGGGTGGTGCCCCGGCGCGCCCCGACCCCCCCCCCAGTGCGTAACAATACGTGAGTATGCAAAGGGCCCTAGCAGTCTCGAGATTTTACGCTGAGCAAGGTACAATACCTGCTCGACGCCGACATCAGAAGAGATGCCGGATCGGAAGCGCCGAAGCCTAATGTTGGTCTCACGACATGTATCTTCAGAAGTTCTGAATTTCTGAAGTGCCACCGCCTCTGTGTCGGTCCCTGTCTGCAACCCCTTCCATTTCGAAAGGAAGCTACTAACCAGGTAATCTCCACTGAAGCGACGGGAGTCGCACTCTCGGTAATCTCTCACGGGGATGTCGTACTCAGCGAGTTGTTTATGCTCGCCGTACTTATACCTCATCCATAATCCGAGAGAGATCGGGCTGTCAACATCCTTACAGAGGGCGTAGAACACTGCGTCCATAAAGGTAAAAACCTCTTCTGTTAAGGTTACCCCCGAAGGGGAACGTCATCCGGACTGGTAAAGCCCGGGCGCTAGTTGCGCCAGTTCTCGAGCTGCTCGATGAACGTGATGAAGTTGGCGTCGGCGAGCAAGTTGGCCTTCATCTTGCGGACATCCTTGCGGTCTTGCAGCGAATCGCGCGACGAGAAGATGAACTCCTCGTTCGAGCGGTCCACGTACGCGACCGTGGGAGCCGTTTGATAACCGGCCGAATTGACACCGACGACCTCCAGGACCGGCTTGTGAAGGCCGATCTTGACACGGTTGACACGGTTGGCCGACGAAACCAGCCCATTCGTCGGAGGCGGAAGACGAACCAGCTGAGCGCTGATCCGCCAATATCCATCCGGCGTGGGCTGGCTCCGGTCTTCCCACCACATGACGCCATTGGCGTCAAAGCCGAGCGGGTTGAAAGTGTGGTTCACAGGTGTTCCCTGTGCGTCCGCGAGAACGATGTTCGCGACAGTCGGCATAGAGCAATAACTCCAATTGTTGACGATAAGAATCGGGACATCCGACTCCACTTTCAGTTTTCAACCATCGTGCACGTAGAGGGGGTTTAGGAAGGGCCCCCACGTTTGGTGACGTGCAGTGACAGAAGCGAAGCGGCACTGAATAGCCGCGACGAACCTAGTTTCGCATCAAAACTTGGAAACGCAGGCGGTAGTAGCCCTGCGCCAAGTACAGACCGGTCCTTGGTCGATCGGGTTGAACTGGCGTTGCCAGCCTGAACCAGGGTAAACCCTGATTCAGTCCCGTTTGATGTGACGCTCGCAACACAGGTCAGCCTCGTCGTATGGGTAACAAATCCACCCGACTGCCCTTGGGCAAAGAGAAGCGCTGACTCAAGGTTTCGGAGGTAACCTCCGACGTTAAACACCCAGTCAACCACGAAGCTTAAGGCGAAGGTTTCCCACGCCAGGCTCACAGGGTTCAGAGAGGTGTAATTCGCGAGCGATATGAGACGACTGGGTGGAATCGTGAAACACGCTTCCACTTGACAGCGTTCGGAGAGCGTCCACGTCATCCTCTGGCTTTCGCCATAAGAGCCGTTGACGACCTTCAAACCGGTCTGAGTGCGAGAGCTCCGCTCCCGCACTCGTATCACCGCATTGCTAGAGAAGTCGATCATCTGCTTGACAGTACTGTAGATGTCACCCACAAGGGGCTTAATACCGTACTGATACTCAAGCCAACGCCGACCCCACTGCTTCGGATGATACCGCTTTACGAAGCGAACGAGTCGTCCTGCCTGCTTCTCCAGCTTCTCAGCTAGAGGAATCAGGTGATCCCTGTATTCCTTCACCATGTGCAATGTTTGCCGCGCTTCAGCGGCGTTCACTGCCCAGTCCACCTCACCCCTGATTCGGTCATAAACCTTACTCAGGGCTTCGTTGTACAAAGACGAAGGCGATAACGAGGGGATCCCCCCACTCCCCGGCACACCGCCGAGAGTAAAAGCTTTTATGCGACCTCCAACAGAGAGTTGCATGGAGCCGTTTATGAACTCCATACGTGTCCCTATATAGTCTTGGGCCACAGCTTTCACAAATGAGTGGGCATGCGGTTGCGAACGGTTCACCGGTCCAGTGAAATCAGCCAACACGGTCAGATTTTCGGTCCAGGTCGTCGGGTAACTCCAAGAGTCAACCCAGCGAGACCCGTTCCAATAATGCGTCAGTGTTGGTAACGTCTTCGGGCGGCTAGCGCTTTGCATACGCACATCCTTTCATATCAAACTACATCAGCTCCTTCGCTGGAGCACTGTTGGGAAACAGGCGATGTAGCGGGTGATACACCCCAGTCCGAGGAGCGCCGAGG